CCTGCCATATATTGCTGACACCTTAGAATATGGAAACGCCTTCTCCAGCTTACCAAAATATTTATTTAGTTCTCTTTCTAGGCTTCTTCTTTTTCTTTGGTTTGCTGGACTTTGAGGGTTCGCTGGTATCTGGGCTTCCAATAAAAAAATAATACTATCAATCTCAGTAATGACTGACATATTGTTCCTTCAACTGATTATTCTCAAATCTAAGTAACCTAATCTCAGCCTTAAGTTCCCTTTGACCTTCAAGTAATTTATCCACTTTGGTTTCTAATCGCCTCATATATTGTTTAGCCACACTATCAACTATATGATACTTAGCTGCTGGTAACAATTCTAGATTTTCAATGTGATTATCACCCTTGATACCATTCTTATGATGGACAACTTCCCAAGGCAATAGGCATCTATTCAATGACTTCGCCATTACAAGGCGATGTTCAAGAACATAACCTGTTCCATTTATCATAGGGTAAAAGAAGTCATCGGGAGAAAGCCATATCAGTATATATCCTTTTGAAGTTTTAGACTTTCCGCCTTTCCATCGGAATGCCTTATCTCCTACTTTTTTGGAGTGGGATATAGCACATAAATAACATAATTCTATTTTGGGTTGCCCCTTCAGTAAAAGAACCCATCTTTGCTTACCGCAATCCTTACAAGCACACCACATACGCTTGTGATTGTCTTTATATCCTAATTCCTTACCACCTTTAATCTCACCAATTTCAGGCACTTTTCTTCACCCTTCTTTTTCCACGCCTTCTAATCTTTGGCGAGCTTTCAATATCTGTATTATCTGGGATAGTTCCGTTATCGTTTGAGTGTTCAAGGTCATCTCCATTTTGAGGCTGACTCAAATCATCCCCATTCGCTTTGGGGATTCCTAATATTGCCCCTTGCCGTGCCCTGTATTCCTTGCCTTTCTCACAGTCACATAGTATTACAATTTGACCGTGATTCTCTTCAATAAAACCTCTATCCTGACACTTCTCACATTTCATTTAACTCTCCTTTTATAGATTGAACAACCCGTCAATGTAACATTCATAGCAGATAGCAACATGGCATTCCCCACTACCATTGGAATATTTGCCTTATTGTTCATTGTTGTAAACAATGTCTTCAGGCAAAACGGGGTCTAGGTTCATTTTGACTTCAACCTTTATTCCTGTTAAAGTCGCACGACTATTCTCTCTACCCATTTCCTTCCCACATTTGTAACATTCCATTACTTACTCCTTTTTAACTCCATAATCTGCCCTCTAAGATGATTGTTCTCATACTTCAGCCAAGCATACTTCCCCAGTAATGTGAAATAGGGAACAAGGCACTTTATTGCCCTACGCCAACTAGCAGGCATTATTAGATAGTTTATTCCTCCCTCCTTTTTATTCAATATTCTTTTCACCATGGCCAGGCGTGCTTTATCACTGAATACATAAGCCTTTGTGGCATAAATCTTTAAAAGATGGTCAGTTACATAGTTTTCCGTTTCCTTATTTATTGCCAACTCAGCATCCCTTGTCCAGAGATATATCAATGCCTCCAAAAACACTACTCGCTCCTTTTTACTAACGCTTCTTTCAACTGCCTGACTGCCCTGAGTAGACGTGCCTCTGTTGTCCCCGTATCCTCCGTCTTGTTCAATTCATCTAATACTTCAGATGGGTCGTTTACACCTAGAGTCATTAAGGCTATCTGTTTGACATCATCTGAATCTCCGAGTTGGGGCAGAACCTGTAGTACCTGAACAATGGCTGTCGCTGCTGCCGCTACATCCTCTGGTGCTATGGCAGGGAAGTCCATATCAACGTATTGCTTGTCTTCTGGAATGTTATTATGAGTAAAAACGATTTCGTTTATATCTCTGTATGTATCTTCCCATACCTTCTGATAGGACTGGAACATCTTCATCATAGGCAGTTCTACAGTTTTGGCAGTTGCTAGATTGCCAATTGAAATATCACCGAAGTATTGTTCGGGTATTCCAACCGCAGCAGCTATCATTAGTTTAATCTGCCTGCCATCTTGATAGGCTTGCTGTGCCCCACTCTCTGTCTTAATCGGTACAGTATCAGAACCCATATTCTCTAACAGCACAGAGCCAGCTGCTATTTGCTGTGCGTCAGTTTTCGCCTTAACCGCATTGACCGCAGCCTGTCCGCCTTTGACCTTCGTTCTCCAAGCAAACTTAGCCAACGCTAGCATAACAGCTATTCTAGATGCCATAAACTTGGTGTAATACTTAATCCACAGTAAAGCTGGAACTAATAGCGGATTGCCTCTTTGGCTAATCGTATTATAAGTTAAGTGATAAACTAGAGGGGCATTATTCTCTGCCTTAACTTCCTTCCCTTCAGCATCTTTAGCAGACTCGTTTTTAATGTTCGCAGTAGAAGGGTAGAACTCGGCGTGCCCTTTGCCTTGAGCGTCAGTCCACGACCTCTTATAGAATTTAACATCCTCCTTGTCGTCGGGGTCGGTTATTATCTCTGTTATCTCAAGTGGGTCTATAAGTCGTATCTTAGCCTCTTTAACACCTAAGAAGATGGCAAAGAATACCTCGCCATCAATTAAGAGTTTATCAGAACTTTTACGCTGCCCCCTTGCCGATAAAATGCTTTGATTAGCCTTCGATTCCCAGAACGCCTTTCTGGCTTCTTCCGTTGTATCCTCGTCTGAGTGAGAAGTCATACCCTGCCCGAATGTGTAATCAGTCCATAATCTAATCGCCTGTTTCCCTAGAGGGTCTTTGACCGCATACAAACGAGATAGCTTGAGGTTCGCTATCCTGTCAGACGCAGAAACTACATCTCCCGTTTGAGTAGCTAAGGAAATCCATCCTGTGTCTTCTATCGCAAGGTCTGCTTCTACACTAACTGAGGCCTCTCTGAGTATTAACGCAAGCTCATCCCTTGGTGCTAATTCTTCATTCATATAATCAATTCCTTTACTGCTTCCATAGAATCATAAACTACAACCTGTTCCTCGGGTTCAATTTCACTAAACCCCATCACCGCATACCTTCTTGAGTCCATCCCGTGACTCCAGATATGAGTTGTCTTCTCGGTTAGTTTGCCGTTCTTGTCCTGAGCATACCTAAAGTTTCTCTGCTCTTTGATACAATTCGTTGAATCCTTTGTCCAGTATTGTTTGTATTGCCTGACCTTCTGGTGGCCGTATTCTACGCTACCAGGTCCCTTAACAGCCCCCTTGATATTAAAGCCCTGTTGATAAATCTCTTCTATGGATTTAGGCTCTGCTGAGTCAGCCCATATAACATCGGACTTGCTAACCCCAAGTTCTATCATCTTAGCACATATATCATAATTGGTCAAGCCCCTTTCGTAAAACAACTCCTCACTATATATCTCATCATTAAATATCTTGTGCCGTGTCAGAGAAGCAGGGTCTCCACTAAACCCGAAGTCTAACCCGTAAACTAATTCCCCCTGAGCTGGTAAACTATCAATTTGATTGAATAATGGATAAACAAGCCCTTCAACTTTACCGATTAAACCCAGTCCGTATATGTTCCACCAGTTAGGGTCTTTGTCCTTGTTGGATTCTATGTTCTTAATAACCCCTTGTGGTATTACATCCAGGGCATCTAAATAGGTAGAATGGACATAAACGCTACCTTCCTCACTTAACCATCCAGGTATTAGTTTACCACCCGATTCATATTCGTGTGCCCAGAACGTACCAACAGGATTCCAATCGCAGAAGGTGAATTTGTTAGTCCGTATATCTAAGCCCCTGGCCGCCTCCCAGGGCACATTGTTGGCCTCATTGATAAATAGAATATCTCGTCTCGGTCCTCTTACTTTGTCCGATTCGTCAGCCCCGAAGAACTCTATCACTCCCTTGCCAAACATATAGGTTTGCTCAGTCTTATTATATCTCCTGTTGTTGTCCGGGCTCTCATCTAAAATATTAAAGAAGTCCCTTATCGCCCCCCGTTTAAGATGCGGCAGAGATTCGCTTACAACCGATATGAGAAGCCGTGACTTGGCATTCTGGGCGATTAGAATTAAAATCTGAAGGATAGACCACGTCTTGCTGGAATATGTCCCTCCTTCGTTTAATGCCCGTCTCTTACCTGATAGCCACGCCTCAGCATTATCTTCATAGACTCTAGTTGTCTGTATGTCCACTAATTAGTAGCCTCTAATAAATCACCTACCACATCAAACGGCATCATTGCAGGATATCCGTAAAATACATTCTTCTCTTGCTTGAAGTCTTTTAATGATTGATATACCTTCTCTAACTTTCGCCTTTTAACAGGGTCAGTTAGGGCTAGTAAAATGGCTGGGTATTGCGTTACATCTAATGTCACACCTTGCTCTGTCACGCCCTCTTGTGTCACACCCTGTCGGTGCTTTCGCTGTCTATCCCTAGCAGCTTCTTTGGCCTTCCCTTTATCCTTGTATGGCATCAGTCCTTTCTCCTTCTATTAGTTTTTGAGTTAGTTCCTTGCCCTTCTCCGAGTCTGTGTAGATGTTCACTGTCCGGTTGTCTATCTTCACCCCTTCATCGTATATCCGTTCCATCTTGTTTAACTCTGTAATAGCTTGTATGTTAGATTGTCTGTTTATACCAAATTTATTGTAGTTATCTTCTCTGGTAAAAATCGTTAATCTCTGCTTGCGCTCTTTGACAGTGGCTATAGAGGCATCTTCCATCTTGGTAAGTAGCTCTTTGTAGTATGCTTGAATCTTAGCAGTTTTTAGCAATCTCGATGCACAGGCATCAGCCACCGCCATAGACTTTACCTTATAATGATTC